TGATGGTCTATCAACAACATTTAGAGTATTATCAACATATCCAGTATCTAGAATTTTTATACGAGAATCCTTATCTGCTGGATCGGTATATCCATATGGACCATAAATTGGATTTCCATCATATGCCCATCCAATAATTGGTGAGTGATTGTTTGCCTTATCATTAAAATACTGATCACCAATAGCAGTTGAATATCCAACACTAGAATATTTTAAAATATCTCCATTTTCTTCTAGAATATTATTTCCACCAAATCGTTTGAATTTATTAATACTCAAACCCCTAATATTCGCTTCTAATAATGCATTCAATCCAGCTGGATTTACTTTAATAGAAGTCTTATCTTCAGTATAATTAACACCACTATTCAATATAATAACTTCAGTAATCACACCAGCAGTAACTACTGCCCTCAATTTAGCACCAATACCATCACCTTGAACTTCTAAATCAGGAGCAGAAGTATAATCTTCACCACCTGTTTGAATATCAATAGCAGTAATAGATCCACTAGTTGTCCCAATACCTACCGAATTATTTGTAATAATTGGTTTTAATTGGGCATTCTTACCATTCTTAATTAAGATTGTTGGTTTTTTCTCAAAATTGAGAACAGTACTTCCATAACCAGTACCAACTTCATATGTTTGAACATCAACAATTGGTCCACGAACAATAGGAGTAGCAGTTATTCCTGTCGTTCTTCCTGCTGCCACAGGAGAATATTCAACATCAATATTTAATTCAATATTTGGATATTTAAATGTATGCCAAGCAGTAATACTCGTTCCAGTAATATATGTGGGAACAGCATCAAATCTAACATAATTACCTCGTTCATAATTTGATGTTATTGTTCCACCAACCCCAGCATTAGCAAGTCTGAATGAATTATCATCAATTTTAATAACTTGATAATGAACAGTACTTGTTGAAAATCCTGAATGTGATACTAATCCCGACATAGATTGAGAGGTTGTGTACCAAACTTTCTCACCATCATTAAATCCATGATTATCGAAAGTAATTATATTTGAAGAAGTGGAAATACCACTTGCTTTAACGTTTATTACTCTATTTTCATATCCACTTCCTGGATTTAATACTTTAATTGATTCTAATGTATTTTTTGGTTCAAAAAGTCTAAATTTATGAATACCATATGTACCTATTGTAGTAAATCCAACTGTATTAATTCCAGCAGTATAATCAGAAGAGGTTGCATATAACTGAACTGTGTTTATACCAACAACTTTTGGATAGTAAACATTGCCATCTTCTAACCAAGTACCTTGATTTGTATTATTACCTTTAAATACCCCTATTCCAAGTTTATCATTTCCATTCTTATCATAAACAAGAGCTTGGCCATTTGCAAGATTATGAACTTGTTGGAAAGTTAAAACTTCATTATTGATATCAACTCCACCACCTTGAGTTGTTATTCTTGCATCAAATGTTAGTTCTCTATATCTTTTAGGAATCTGAGCTTCTAAACTACATCCATTACCATTACCACCAGTAATAGTTACTGATAATACCTTTTCAATATCAAAATCCTGAGGATCGACTTGTACTTCTAATACATTACCTCTAACAGAAGGATTCGATAAAGAAGTCGTTCCCATTGCAGGACTTGCAATAGTAATAGTTGGAGGATTAAGTATATCATAATTAGATCCACCATTCAATAAATCAATACCTGTTAATGGACCATAATAAATTTTATCATCAGACTTATAATTTGTTATCTCAACACCATTTTTTAAAAGTCCAACACCACCAGGTACAGTTTTAGTAGCTGATCCAGATTTAATATTCGAATTTATTGGGAATTTTTTAAGTAGTTGTTGAGATCCTACCTTTTTACCTTTATGTACTGCCAGATAGAAAGTCTGTTTACCATTTCCAGGAGAAAGAGGTTTAAATTCAACATATCCATCAGCATGTATAAAGGATCTTGAAGTGTATAACTTAATCTGATTACTATTAGGTAATACTCTTACATAATAAATCCCTTCTTCTAATCCATTAATTGGAGTACTTTCTGGTGAATAGTATACTTCATCTCCTGTAATAAATGGTACAGCACTAGGAAAGGATATAATTGACCATTTTTGTGTATTACCATCAAATCCTTGAATAGAAGATCCAGATGCATCTGCTATTTCAGCAAACGAAATGTTCTCATTAATAGCATATGAAGGTAGTGAATTGGAAGCAACGTATATGTTCTCATCTCTATCATTATAAACATTCTGAACATCAGAAGTTAATATATTATTTCCAAATTGTAGGTCTGCACCTGTACTAACTGCTCTCTTTAAAGATCTTCTTAAATCATACTTTATACCATATGTGGGGGTCCAACCCTGCAAGTTGTCTAGATCTACTGTTTTCTTATTCCTATCAATAGATCTTATTACTGCATCAATTACAACAGATACATCTCCAACTAGAATATCTACAGTATCAAATTCGCCTAATGTAGGTTCTGTAATATCAGAGTATAATGTAAAGGTTGATCCACTTATATCTTTAATATTGTACCTAGAAGCAGTATTATAGATCCAACAGTTAGCAAGAATTTCCTTATTAGTTCTTAATCCCTCAGTAGGATTAGGAATGGCCTCCCCCACATTTTGTACTAAGATCCTTTCTCCTTCATTAGTTAACTTAATATCGGAAATAGGAACAAATTTTGATAGAACACCAGTAATTCTTAATTCTACCTTTTCATTTAAATCACCATCTTCATATCCAAATATAACTTCATCAGATCTTAGATCAGTACCAATACCAATTGGATTAATAATATTAGTACAATTTAGGAATTGGTTAATAGTTTTACTAGTATATGATACTTCAGTATTAACTCCACAAATAACTGTACCAGTATTACCAAATCCAATTGTAGAATCTACTGTAATAACAGATCCACCAGTGGCTACATCACCAATAACTCTTGTTTTTCCTGGTATAGTAAATGTACCTTCAATAAGATCTCTATCATTATATCCAACAAATAAACCTAATTTATAAAATACCTTTCCTTTTCTACTAAATGTCTCAACTTCCGATACAGATGCATAAGTTCCACTATCAGTAGACTTAGTAATAGTCTGTCCTACTAAGTTCTTAGGGTTACCAGAAATTCTTTCTGCAACTATAACTTCTCTTCGAATATAATCTGCTGCTGATGGTTTAATTAAATACTGTTCAAGATCAATTATCTTTGGATCAACACCAAATAATACATTAAATAAGATTCTAAATGATTCTTCTGTTCCTTTTGATAGGTATAACGACTTGGATTCTTTAATAAAATTACTAACATCCAGACTTTCTACAAAATCTACGTCTTCTAATCCAGGTGTTAAGTTAAATTTAAACTTTTTATAAAATTCTTTTAAGAATAATGCACTTAAATTTTGAACTTTTGATCCAGTAACATGAGTTGCTGCATTAGAAGTTGAAAAAACTAATTCTTTTGGTGCATTTGGTGCATGATAAGTCGTAATTCCACTAAAACCACGTTCACATCCAGTAAAACTATTAGTTGTTATGCCAGTATATGTGAAGATTTCATCATTAATCTTGAAAAGACCATACTGATTTGGAAATCCTTTGGTACTAGCAACATCTATAGTAGTATTAGTTGTTGTAATTCCAACAGAAAGAGTAGTTCCATCACCAATTACTTCAGGAGTTAAATTATCTAATTTTAGATATTGATCTAAATTGTCAGCAATATCAATAGGACCACCTTGATATTCCTGCGAAATGTAATATTGCTTTAAAAAATCAGCAGCTTTTGGACTCTCAGATAATACGAATTCTGGAAGCTGATTCTCAATAATCTGCTGAACTTTTACTTTGGTATCAAACCCAGTTGAAATCATATCTATCCTCTTATTAATTCCCCGTTTGTATAACTTGACGTAACTTTAAATCCAACACCTGATATCTGTTCGCCGGATGTAATAGTGTCCTTAACCATATTTATTGTACTATTAGAAATGTCAAAATTTAGGTATAAATCCTTCAATCCAATAACATCATTTGATTCTGGATATGCTTGAACTTCCACAATATTATTTGGTTGTGTAGTTTCAGTAATGTTAATTGTTGTAAGAATTACCTCACCTTTCTTATAATCAACTGTTCCAGCAGATTTTACAACAACAGTTTCACTATTATTATCCAAATTGCGTTTAACAACTGACAATACACCCTTCATGCTCCCATCAAGATTACCATTAGAATCTTTATTAGGAATATCCGTTAGATAAACAGTATCGGTTTCACCAGAAACTTTAAATCCAGTACTCTTAATATTCAATCCTTTGGAGTTGATGTGGAATTGATTACCATAACATAATTCATATTGGGCATTTGTATTCAACATTGCCTTCAAATTCCTTCTCATTTTAACTATAGTAATGTTTGAAGTTATTGCGCCATCAATATTATCAACTACATTCAGAACTTTACTATACTTAAATCGTCCACCAAACTTATTAATATCTTTTGATGATGCATAAGTTGTTAATCCATCGATGATTTTAGATTTAAGATCTCCAATAGTACTGACTTGTGCAGAATTGTAGTAAACACCTGATTCTATTTCAACATAGAGTAATTTAAGATCCAAGATATGCTGATTAATACCTGCCAAAGAATATCCTTTTAAATCTGTAAGGATTTGATTCTTATCAAAATCAGATACAGTATCACCATTTTTTGGTTTAATTGTAATCAAGACTGTTCCAAATTGTGGAGGATCTAACTCTTCACCACCTACAACAGCAACAGATTCTGTCATTGGATAGATCTGTTGTACTATCGTCTCATAATCCCTTGCTGTAACCGCCCTGTACTGTGATGAATACAGTCTAGGAGCAAAGTACTTAACTGAGTCTATAGACTCAATATCGCCGCCATTAGAAGCATTTTGAACAGTATAGATTTGTGGAGTGTTCGTTGGTGTAATAAGATTACCATCAGAATTAGCAACACTACCCGTATATACAAAATTAGATGGTCCATTACCACCTTTACCATTGGTAACAATATAGTCAACAGTAATTACAGTACCATCTTCTAATTTTTTACCAAATATTCCATCACCAAAGAGTAATTCATACTTCTCATCCTGAATTTCTTGGATAAGATATGTCTCTGATGTTGAATTAATGTTTAAAATATTATCTACTTTCTTATATTCTACTCCAACACCTGTATCAGCAAGACCTTTAACATAGGTAACTATTGTTGAGGTGTCAATAAACGAATTATCTAATAAGAATCTTTGATCTAATGATCCATCGACTATGAATTGGTTACGTAAGTATGTACCTTCATATATCTTGATAGGGCTATCTATTGTACCAAAAGTTGCAATACCTTGACTATTCACTGTAGTAGTAATAGTTTCTGGTACTGAAAATGTATATGTTGTATCATCCTGAGCACCAACACACACCAAACCTGGTTGTAAGGTCAATGAAGGTGTGTTAGACGTTGTTTCAATGTCAAACACTACATGTGCCGTAGAAGCAGTCCTAGAACGAGGAACATAC